CGTATGTACTAAATATTTATCGAATATGCTCATATCTTAATAATCTATTACTGTTTGATCCATTTTTCTCATGTCTTCTGTAAAGAACTGAGCACCTAATCTTACTACTTTTATTTGCCTATTTACGGTATCAAATGCCATTGTAGTAAGCAAGTCTTCACTTCTAGTCCCAGGTTTTCTCTGAGTGGATCCATATTTATTTCTATTTTTATTATCTGTAGTACAATTAATAGTTATAATTGTTTGAGTCGTATATCCAGTTAAAGTTCCAACTCCATCTTGATGTACATGTCCACAGAGATATGTAATAAAATGCCCTGCTCCTCTTGATGTGAAATCAACGTTTACAGTTAAATTTGGCTTATAGGCTGCTTCTCCTGTTGATCCGCTAGTAGGATATGATAAAGCTCCACTAGTTGTACCTGTTATCCAAGCCTCCATCATATCTGCAACAGGATTACCAACTACATAATTTGCTTCTGCATCCCAATTTACAATCTTAGGGTCTGTTAGTTTACAAGTATAATCAACCGTGATATTAGGCTGATCTTCTATTGGATAATGTGTTATAACTATAACAGCGTAATCAGTTGGGGTTGATGCTAATGTAGCTTCTAACCAATCTAATTGAGCTTGGGACCAAATCCTATGAGTTTTAAATATCCTATACTGTAAAGGATCAATTGGATCTACATCGTCATTATCATCCATGTCATACATGTTGATTGTTCTTATTTTGTAAGAAGTCCAATCTTTATAGTAATAACTCTTACCTGCATGCACTCCCCCTATCGCTGCTTCATATGGCTGTATAAATCTAGCATAAGATGCCGCGGTAGAACCTGTACTGGCTATAGTTCTATATAGGCCTTCATCATGATTTCCAATGCTTATAAGTACCGGTTTACCTATTGTATGATACGGATCCACAAAAGTGTAGTCATCTAACCAAGTGTCAATACAAGTATCCCCCATATTTAATCCTCCATCGATAGTATCAAATTGGTTCATTAGGGTTATACCACTATTCATTCTATCTACGTCTCCGTGAATATCTGTCATTATAAACAACTGTAAATTCCTTTGATCATAAGTAAATCTATCCTTAAAGTAATATGCACTAGAGTCAACTGCCTCCCACATATCGTTATTTCTGTATATTACGTCAGCATATGGTGTAGGGTAAGTTAGTGGTACTGTTGCTGTATTGTACTGTATAATGTGTTTCTCATCAGGGTCTATAGGTAACACTGGTCCTGAATATGTTATTGTACTGCCGGTTAAAGTATAATCGACTCCTTCATCTAACAATATTAAACCTCCTCCGCTTGTTGTACCAGCATATAATCTATGTGGAAAGCTAGATGAAGGTGTTCCAGATAAAACCCAAGTATTCTCTCCTCCAGCAAAGTTAATTTCTTCTTCTACTTCTGAACCTATTCCCGCAGTTGTTGCATAAGATGTTGAGTCTAGCGAACCATCACCTTTAACAAATTGAGTTGCAGCTCCACCATCAGTTACAAATGCAGTAGCCTGTACATTACCATTAACATCAAGAATTGCTGATGTAAGGTCAAATAACTGAAGATTTCCACCTTCTCTATTTATCCTTAATATAGCAGCAACACCACTTTCTCTAGCCATTATTTCATTACCATCCATGGATATATTACCTCCATCAGGACCAACTTGAAGTGCGTGATTTGTTGATGTTAAAGATACATCATTGCTATTTGTTAATTTAATTTGTGCATTAGCACCACCTGTTAATAAACCTGTGAAAGTATCTGATGAATCTAATAAATAATTACCTGCAGGTTGATAGGCTGTAGAAGTAAAAGCATTACTTCCTAATTCTCGTGTACCCACGACACTAGAATCATTAATCATAAGGGCAGTGGCTTCACTTGCTTGTGTAGAGAGTGTAGAAAGGTTTAATGTTTTAGCTTTCACTAAACCGTCTATTGCTATATCACTTTTAATTTTAATTTCTGCCATAACTTGCTTTTACCCTATTATCACAACTCTATATTCATTTGAAGTTGGTGCTACATTAAACTTAAAGGTTGTTGTATTTGTACTAGTGTTTTCAATCTCACAAACAACTAAATCTCCAGTTGAAGCATCAAATACTTGAGACTGGACGTTTATATCTCCGATAGAATGAGTAATTACTATTGAAGTCAAAGCTCCATTCCCAATTAATTGAGTATATTTTAATACAGTTGATAAGGTTCCTGTTACTCCTAGCGTGCCTTTAAGTGTTGCTGGTGTAACTGCTCTTACTGTATCTGTACCCGTATTAACTTCAGTTTGAGTTGCTAACTCTATAATCCCTTTTGCTGTTGTGGATGCGTCAACTATTGTTGGTATGTTTTTATTAACTATTGTCCATCCGGCCAATGTTGAAGCTCCATCAACTTCTGCAACAACTACATCTCCTACTTGCACGTTTTCTGCAAAGAATGCTCCGTCTGCAGTTACAGTATATGTATCTCCGACTAAAACACCTATTCCAGACTCTAGATCAGGAGTATTTGTTGCTGCGTTATATTCACCCTGGTATGTCATTCCACCAACAACTTGAGAATCTACATAAGCTTTTACTGATTGTTGTGTTGGGACTTTAGTTGCCGAATCACTAACCATTGTGTCTTCGTCAATAACAAAATTCATCGCTGCAGTTGTAGTGTCTGAATTCATTACAGCACCTGCTGCATTTACGTTAGTAGCGTCAGTTACATCTGCCAAAGGCTCAATACCGTCAAGTTTTGTTTTATCTTCTGCAGACATTGCTCCATCAGTAGAAGTTGTTGCTTTATTTACTTGAAGTTCCTGTGCAGCTAAATTTAACGTTTCCTGAGTCGTAGTATCTGCATTAAGAGTTACATCTCCGGTATTGGATCCAGTACTAGTTCCTGTTATTGCGTCTAATTTTATTTTATCAGCAGTAGATAATACACCCGCATTAGTTTGTGTACCAACAGCTATTGTATCATCAGTACCATCACTTGACAAAACAGTAACTACATCACCAACCTGAGTAACAGTTATATCTGTATCTACATTTACATTAGCACCTGCTGTTATGCCGTCTAATTTAGTCTTATCAGCAGAAGTCATAACACCTGCTAAAGTTGTCGTTGCCGCATCTAAGGTTGCGTCTGTACCAGTACTTGATGTCACCGGAACAGTTGTTGTTGTTCTTGTTCCCTGAGCTATATTTGTATCTACATTTACTTCTGCACCAGTAGCTATTCCATCTAACTTTGTTTTGTCTGCTGCTGTCATTACACCCGCAACAGTTATAGTGGCTGCTCCTATAATCCCGTCTGTACCAGTACTACTTACAACAGTTACTGTTGTACCGTTTGCTGTTGTGGTTAAATTAGTGCCTCCACTTCCTTGAGAGGTAAGATCAACCCACGCTGCACCTATACCATCCCAGATATATATATTACCGTCTGCTGTGTTGTAGTATATTTGACCTGCAACTGGTGTTGAAGGTGCTGTTGCTAAGTTTTGAACTACTGCATTCAGTATTTGGTTCTTACTTAGATCAAGATTGCTTAAATACTTAATTTCTGCCATGTTTTATTGTTTTTAATTTAGGTATGCTTTCCCTGAGAAAGCACTATTGAATGTTAATATTAAATTGTTTAAATCTGTATAATTTATTTGTCCTACTACTACCGTATTTCCTGAATCAACAACAGTAACACTTGGGTATTTGTTAAGGTTGTGGTTTATGTTCCAAACTGTTATTGGTAATCCTTGATCAAATATGAATGTTGTTGGGCCAGTAAGACCAGATATATCTGATACATCTAGTTGTCTATTTTCCCATCTTGAATTAGTTGTGCTCCACATTATAGCGTCTTTATCTGCTTCAGCAGATATTTCAACATCATGTAATTCACCAATATGATAACCTAAAGATGTTGCTCTAATCAATAGAGTCCCTACTGTTGCGTGTGCTCTAACTACTATTGCTATTGGTATGTCTTGATTTGGTGCAACTGGTTGTATTTTAGTTAAGTCTCCTGCTACTGTTGGTGAAGCATACAATAAATCACCATCAATCCATGTCTCTCCTTCTGCTGTTCCGTCTGTTGGAATACCTCTAACATTTCCAATAATAGTTACAAATCCAAACTCACCTGTTAAAATAGATTCTGTTGCTATACCAATTACAGTCTTTTCTTCAATAGAATTATCTGCAATAAATTTATTTATAGTAACTCTTCCTGATGCTCCTACTGCTCCTGTAACATAGACAACATCTCCATCAGATATGTCAACATCAGCTTTAACTTTAAGTAACTGTTCCTGACCAACTTGTAGTACAACATTTCCTCCACCCATTCCTAGGTCTAAAGTTCCATCTTCTAAATTCCAAGCCAACTCACCCTCTGCAGGATTAGCAATTTTTGTTAAATCAAAAGTAACTGAATCTGTATTATCTAAAATCTTATTTGAAACAGTTTGAACTGCCTCAATGCCAATTAATTGTTCTTCTATTGCTGCTGGATCATATACAGCTTTAGACATACCATTAATATCACTAAGAATTTCTGAAGGCAATCTAAATTTAACTATACCAGTTACATCTATTGTTACTAAGTTACCACTCGCATTATCCAATGCAAGAGTAAGATCCCCTAATACAGCTACGTCTTGATTAAATATGTTCATTAATTATAATGTTATTATTTCGTATGTTAAATAAATATCTACTGTTCCGTCTCCTACTGCAATTGAATCTGTTCCAGAAGCGTTAATAGCAGTATTTTCTATTAGATTATAACCTCCATCAGTCACAGGGCTTTCTATTGTTGTTGATGTTTGTGATAAAAAAAGGTCGCCAGTACCAATAGTATCAAAAGATGTTATAAATATAGCATTCTCATCAAACGCAACAGTACCAAAGTTAATCCTACCTATTACATACAATATCTTAATTACTGTTCCTACTCCTCCTGCTGGTATTAATTCTACTGGTGTTGTGCCTAGTGTATTAATTTGAGACGCTGTTAAAGTTACTTTAATTTTATTAATGTTAGATTTAGACTCATACCACTCTCTTGTTAGCAATACTTTTCCGGTAGCTTCTGCGTCAATTAAAGCATTTGTAGTACTGTTAGCTATAACTGTACCATCAAATAATACATTGAAACCATCTTTTCTAGCTATAGCTGACCACTGACCTATTGAAGTCGAGTGAGTGCCTATACCTACTGTGAATATTGGTCTATCTGCTGCAGAAGTTGAACCTGCATATATTTCATTAGAAACACCTACTGCTAAGTGATTTCTAGAGTTAACGCTTAATGCCAGACCTATAGCCCCTAGTGGGAACTCTCCTGTAACCGAGTTACCATGACCTAAAGCTAAGAATCCTCCACCAAGGTTAGCTGTGTTTATTGTGTTGTAAGCTCCGGATGCTAAAGCTCCGTAACCTTCTGATATTGTGTTGAAATTACCTAAAGCACCTGCTCCTACTGCATTACCTGCTATAGTATTAGCTCCTCCACCTAATGTAAATGCTCCATAAGCGTTTCCAGATATAGAGTTTGTATCTCCATTACCTATAAATGCGTGAGTCGCCAAAGCTCCTTCTGTTGTAGAAGCTACAGAATGCTCTCCTAAATCTACTGCGTGTAATCCTATATTTCCTACGTTATCTACAGGAGTAGAAGCTAACCTGTACCCTTCTCCATTACCTTCATTTACAGCTATGATAGGACTAGATACTGTACTATTCTCATACCACTCTCTTGTTATCAATACTCTTCCTGTAACTTCTGAATCAATTAAAGCTGTTGTTAAACTGTCTCCAATTACTTGTCCATTAAACTTAACCGTAAAACCATCTTTTCTTGTATTAGATGTCCATCTTGCGGATGGCGTAAATGTTGTTCCAATACCAACTTGAAACATAGGTCTATCAGAAGCACTGCCTCCTCCTGTCCATAAGGTGTTGGATGTCCCGACAACAACAGAACCATTAGAATTATTTGTTACAGCCAAACCTAAACCTACACCACCAAAAGCCGCGTTCATAGTGACGTTGTGTCCAATAGCTGTTAAAAAACTATTTACATTTGAAGGAACTGTAGTGTTGTATGTACCTATACAGGTGTCTCCGTATCCATATCCAGCATTATTATAATTACCAATCATTACTGCATTTGCGTATGCATTGGTTTGATTAGCACCACCCATTACGATTGTAGCGTATTGAGCATTGTCTTTATTATCTAAACCGAAATTAATTCCCCGAGCAGAATTAGTACCATAAGGTAATGATGGTATATCTGGTAGCCCTACGGAAGTTCCGTCATATAACATAGCATCCCATGCTTTATCACCTATGTAGTATCTATTAACATTATCACCTGCAGTTTCTCCTATAAATCTCCATCCTGTATTAAGCCCTTCTGTTACTTCTTCGAATCCAGAAGCTATAATTGAAGGTGAAGCAGATATTACGCCACCTCCATCTATTGTTATAGTTGTATTATCAATCTTTACTCCTCCGAGTATAGTATCAGTTGCAGTAGGTAATGTATATGATCCTCCGCCTCCAGAGGCGCCTAAATCTAACCATGTTGCACCGGTCCATCCGTAAAATGTACCTAATCCAGCATGATAGAAAGTTAATCCAGAATCTCCAGCAACAACAGAAGGTAGGGCTATACCATTTTCCATTCGAAAATTTTTAGCTTCATTTCTGCTAAGATCTATGTCTGTTCCAAATATATGCATATTAGTTTAAGTAAGCTGTTCCTGAAAAGGCCACGTTAAATGTAAGTGTTAAATTGCTTGTGTCTGTAAAAGTTATATCTCCGAATACTGTATTGCCAGATCCATCTTGAACTGTGACTGAAGGATTCTTTCCTAATGAGTGTGGAATTACCCATGATGTTGCAGCTATTGCTTGCGTGTGTACGTATGTAGCGTCACCAGGAACAGCATCAACATAAATATGAGTTAATTCATCAGCAGATACTTGTATGTATTTTAAAGCGTTTCCAACTTTAGTACTTGGAGTATCTGTTAATTCGTCATAAGTTAAAGTTCCTGAAGCACATTTCTCACTATCAACTTCCCTTGTGTCAGTGAAATTAAATGTATCTATTGTTTCTATTGTAGTATTATTTACAACTGTAACATCGCAACTATCAAAAACTCCAGGATTACCAGAGTTCTCTATTGAAAATGAAAATATAAGTGTAGTATTAAATGCTACTGTCTGTGGAGAAATAAGTGTAGATTCTACCGCGTTAGAAACATACATTGCATTATCGTACGTTCCTGCCAATGTAATAACTATGCTTTCTGAAGCAAGAGCTGTAACTTGATAAGTATAAATAGTTGCACAATCTGTGCTATTTGCACTTAGTTGAGTGACCTCGTATGTACTGTCACTTCCTATTGTAATATTAAAATCTGCCATTTTATCTTTTTTTTATCCTACGAATATTCCTGATGTATCAGCTAATTCGAATGTGAATCCTTGTAAATCACCATCTGTATCTGTTAAGTCTGGAACATATGTTAGTAATCCTAAATCTACATCTGACATGTCTATTACCTCATTAATAGCAACTTCTAATGCTGAAATATATATAGTTCCTAGTGTCGGAACTCCAGTTATCCTTAAAAATAAAGCTGGGTCACCTTCAGGATCATTATACGCTGGAATAGTACCTGAAGTAAACATCGCGCTAGTAAATGTTAACGTCTCACCATAAGAAATAGTAGCCGAACCTGTTCCAACAGAATCTGGAGGTAGGTTAGCTATTTGAGCAGCAACAATAATTGTTACACTTCCTGTAAAAGAGCTAAATGTAGAGGAACCATCATCAGATGATGTATAAGTAAAAGATGAACCATACCCATCTGTATCTGCAGGGTCAGCTTGATATTCAAGATTACCTGATGTTAATTGAGCTGAAGTTATCACATCATTTGCTATAACCGCAACAGAACTTAGTGTTAATGTGCCAACTGCTGGTAACGTAAGTATCTTAATACTCTCAAGTGAATCTCCATCAGGATCTGAAAATATAGGACTAGCTAGTGTTGTATAGTCAGCTAGCGTAAATGGGTATAATTCATTATACGCTATGCTTATAGCTACAACTCCTGGTTTATTAGGAGGCTGATTAGCCTCCGCAGCTATTGCTAATGTTATTATTCCCATTATTTAGATGTTGAAGGAGCAGGTTTATTTGCTACCTTATTCTTAATTGCTATTTCTTTATCTTTACGAGCCATCTGATCTCTATGCTTAGTCATGTCGTTAGATAATCCTTTCTCTTTGATCCCTAACTCAGCTTTAAATTTCTCATAGTCTGCATCATCAGTATTGTTGCCCTCTGGCATATCTATACCAGCTTCCTCATTATCAATTTTGATACGATCTGTCTCAGCTTTTAACTCAGCAATATATCTTTTAGTCTCGTCTTCTTTATCAAACTCATAAGCAGCTCTTTCTTCATCTCTTTGCTCTTTAGCAGCTTGTTGCTCCATTAAAGCCTGAGCTTGTTTTTGTTCAGCTTCACCTTGAGCAGCTTGATTCTCTTTCATAGCTTTCTCATCTTTCTCAATCATTCGTTGAACTTCACGTAATGAAGGTGAGTTGTACATTTTCATAGCAGCAGAGAATGTAATCATTTGGTTTTGTAAACCTAATTGAATCATTCCATCTAATTTTTGTTGAATCTGGTTAATACCATCTTCATTAGATACTGCAAGACCATATTCTTCTTCAGCAAACTCATCACCATCAATCTCCATGATCTGTCTAGTCATGTCGTCACCAATGTAAGAGAATTTTAATTCCTGACCCTTTAAAGCTATCTTAGCGGTTTCAATAAGTATTTGAAAACATCTCTTCTTGCAATAATCATGCAAAGTAAATAACTCTTCTGTGATGTGATTAGATTGAGACACCGCTCTCTCTATTCCACCCATAGTCTCTCTGTTCTCAGTTTGACCAAGTCTTTGTCTTGAAACTCCAGTAATCTCGTCCATCTTAGCAGAAGCAAACTCCATCATCTCCATATGGACCTGAATGAAATCACCTATTCTTTGTTCAAGAACCTTACCAGTTGTATTTCCTACTGACCCAGCAAGTTTACCTTTTGCCATACCTTTCTGTCCTTCTTTGAAACTATCTACAACAGAAATACCTGACTTACGTGCAAAGTATAACCATTTAGTAACATTCCAGCCAGTTGGTACTTTGGCTAAATCTAATTCAACAATAGACCCTAAGTATTTAGATAATGTTTCATTCACCCTATACCATGATATATCAAACAGGTATTGGAATGGTTTGGCTCTATCTATCATAGATACTGCCTCTTGTTCGTTTGTATTATAAATCTGTCCAACTATTCCACATGAATTGAATGAAGGCTCATTGATTTTATTATATTGTATTTCTCTAGGTTGGATCTTAACATAAGTATCTTTACCTACTTTAGCGCCTTTCCACCATTGTGTTACCCAGAATTTTTCTGAAGTCTCACCTTTATCTTTATCTAAAATATAATCCTCAGCTCTAAATTTAATCTGAGTTTTACCTAAGTCATCAAAGTAAGTTACTTTTTGTATTTGCTTCATGGACTTCCAGAACATTCTAAGAACTCTAATATTTCCCGCGCCGTCTGTATAAGTGTTTCTTCCTTGAGATCCACTTCCAGCGAATATTCCAGATGACTCTATGAAAGAATTTATTGTTTCCCTTTCATATATTTCCCATCCTTCTTTATCGTCAATTGCTAAATTTTCACCATCTAAGTCTGTACCATCACCCCTGAATTCTCCGTTGTCTAACTTCTTAACGTCTTTTTCCTTAAGGTCTGCATAGAATGTATCTTGTATCTTTCCGGGGCTCCAGAAGTCATCTATTACAATAACATCAGCATCTTCTATCATATTAGAATAGCCAGATCTTAACGTATGTACTTTGAGTGGATTTAATTTTTCAAATGTAACCTTTCCATTTACAATGTCAAACATGTAAATTTCCTCACCCATAATAAGTGCATCTTTAAAGCCTTGTTGAAATTTAATTTTCATTTCAAGCTTCTCAATATAACTACGCATTAAAAGATTAGCTCTCTTCTCGCGTAGATCCTGGTAGTCAAAGTTTATGTAATCACCATATGCCTGAAGTTCTTTATCCAATTCTTCGTCAGATAGGTCAGATCCAATGAACTCTTTAATCTTTGCTTGGATTAAAGCCATCTTATCTGTTTTAATCTTAGATATAGTGTCTGGATTAGTTATTTGAACTGTCCAATCAAACTTACGTCTTTTTTCCTCACCTACAAGTACATTTACTCGTGGTGCTACGATTGGGTAATGCTGTATGGCATCTGGAACAAAGTGTTGCTCTAAACCACCTGGGTTAAGAACTAACTTCATATCGCGTAAATCTACCTTACCATTGTATAGGTCTAGGTTTATTTTTTTGTTTTTAAATTTTCTACGTATAATAGTATTATTTAAGTGACTATTATGGTCTGCCCAGTCTAGGTGGGATTGTCTCCATTTTGGCCCCTTTTGCTTAAAGGACAATTTCTGTCTTGGAAAACTTTTATCTGTTGACATATTTCATATTTTTGTAAAAATAGTTCATTTTACTTTAATTATCATGCTATTATTATAGCTATATTGTACTGTTCTTTTCCCAACCTGCTTTTTCCATTGCTTTATTCCAGTTATCATCCAAAAATGGATCATCATGAAAATGGTTAATTGGGTCTTCTATTTTGTTATCTTCAAACTTATCTATATACCTCTTTCTATCTTCTCTAAGAATCATAACCATATCCATGGCTGAGACTCTATCTGTATTGATGTCAGGATTCCATGCTATACACTCTTTAATGTATCCTATACTTCTTATTCTTCGTAGATTAGGCACGCTAATAAGGTCATTATCACCAGTTTCTTCATTAAAAACCTCAAGTTCGTACTGGGATAACATCCATTGTCTTTGTAATGTTTTTCCAAGTTTGATGACTTCAGCAGTTGTTCTAGTACCTTTAGATCTATTTCCATATAGTGTTGTTTTGACTATTTCCATATCTCTTAATATCTCTGGGCTGTCTGCTAGTAAATGCAGAGCACTCTTATTGGAAAAGTAAGTAAATAATCCTTTGAGGTTGTTTTCGTAATTAGCCTGAGCATTATAGAATTGAGTTAACCTCAAGCATTGCTCATAAAATGTATCAGCTAATACTGGTCTACCTGTATATTCAGCAACTATCTTATCAGTCCATAAATCAAATACAAATACACTAGCAAGAGATCCACCAATAGTATAATCATTATCAATAGGGTCAATCCCAGCAATGTATCTGTTACCAAACACTCTGCCATCTCTATCTTTCTCTGGCATTGAGAATATCTCTACTGCTCCATCAGATGTAGCTCCTTTTACTTTATATGGAAACTCTCTAATTGGTATAAGATCCTGACTTAGTTCCCACTTAATTAATCCTTTCTCGTCATAGGTTAAATTACCAACCCAATGCTCATCAACGAATCCTTGTAATCTAGGAAGTATATCTTCTAAGTAATCTCTTAAATCTGCAACAGGAAATGCTGTACCCTGTGTACGCATAATAGCTTCTTGTGGAGTAATAGGTTCCTCAGCTTTCTTCTGTACAATTGCATTAGGATCACTTGAGCCATACTTTACAATTGCTCTAGCTTTATTGATCTCAATCATAGCGCCTATTACATCACTATTTCCATTCTTGTCATACTTACCCGTGTAGTTTAAATATGTTCCGAAGAAGAATGCACATTCACCTTTACCAAATGCATTTCTATCAAACACATTAGGCATTGAGTATATATTATGTCCTACTGAATTATAGAAGATTTCTTCTAATCCTTCGAATGCTCCACCTTCAACACCACCGGTACCACCTGCCATCATAAATCCAAATGCATATCCAGATTCTTCTACTGATGGTCTAGCAATTCCCCAAGCTGTAAGGAAGTCATCAAATTTACCTGCTTCTTCCCAGAGTACTAATGCACCCCTTTTACCCCTTGCTTTCTGTGGATCATTCTTAAGTGTAACACCAATCACTTCATTTAAGACTCCTACCTCAGTACCAGTCTTTGTATCTTTGCGCCCCATCCTCCAGTGCATGTCATTTAGGGAATCCTTTAATGAGCGTATACGAGGAAATGGAGTATGAGAGGCGCAGAAATCAATAGTTCCAATAAACTTATTAAGTATACCATCCTTTGTTAAATACTCTTTCTCATTTGCTATCGCGAATGATTTAACTTTTTTCTTTGCTTTAGTTGTATCACCAAGTATAAAATTCTTAGCCATCATATTAGATGCCTTTACTGAATATCCACAACCCCTTCTTTTAAGGTTAGCTCCATGCATACCATGAGCTCTTGCAATCTCTACGTAATGATAGAACCAGTAATCTGCATCATACACATATGGAAATGCTTCCACCCTGTCACTTTGCTTTGTACCATCAATAACTTCTGCTCTTAATAAAGGCGCGTAGTTTAATTGAAAGTAATAATTACCTGGTATCCATTCACCATCACTATGTCTTATATAACCTTCTCTACAACGTCTAGCTTCTTCGGCCCAGAACTTATAATACTCTGAGTTAGGATTCTGATTAGGAAACAGCTTAGTATAAGTACCATGCTTCTCAAAAAATATAGCTGCAGGCCTAAAGTAATCCATATCCTCTAGGATATGTGGATTAGTAAGCTCAACTGCTATTCTTCCTTTAGGATCAAGAACTCTAGTCTTCATCTTAGGATCATCAGACTGTAATGGCAAGAGAGGGTTCTCCCATCTTTCTAGATCAATAAGTCTAGGTCTCTTTGGATCAGCTAAGTTTTGAATAAACTGAATTGCATCTATATCAGCTAAGAGGTCAGTTCTTTCTTCCCTCTTCATTCCGATCAATAACTCTTCAGTTAGTTCTGTTTGTAGTTCGTTAAATTCCCTCATTAGTATCAAACATTCCTACAATCTTATTTCCAGACTGAGCTTTTAATTCTTTTTCTTTTATAATTTCTTTTTCTATATCATTCAAAGCCTTAATAAGCTTTGGTATCTTCTCAACAGCACTAGTAATTTTTGTTATGTCATGAATAGGCTTCTGTGTTCTAGGATCACGCTCATTGATATCAATAGCATCTAAAAATCCTGATATCTTTTCAATAACTCCGCGTGTGCTTTCTAATAACTTAGTACTGGTTGTCTCAGACAATCTCTTGTAATAAGCAATAGCTTCATCAATGTAAGATGGCTTTATCCAGTTCTCACCTAGATCTATATCTAAGCAAATCGAATCATGTCTCTCATCCTCATCAAGTATGTACATATAGTTGGATCTTTCATCTGACATATAATACACATAAGACAGCTCTAAGGTTGCCTGAAATTTATCTTTAGACTTGTCGTTATCCCAAATCTCTCTAAATGGTTTAATCATAAGCGCTTGTGGCGCAAATGTAACCTGGTTGTTTACAATTTCAAATACATTCATTTCCTCTCTCTCTTTATACATTGAGGTAACTAAGAATTAACTCAATTACCTCTGTCCCATGGAATTTATGAGACCCTATGCAACCTTTACACCTTCACGCAATATTATGTAAATATATGAAAAAAAAGCCCTACTGTCAAGTAGAGCTATCATCATCTTTTGTGATGTTATTTATTTTTCTTACTTCCAAAGAGGCTTTTCTCTACCTTTACCTCTGTTTTTTTTACCTTCTGAGGAACAATAACTATTGTATTTAATGAGTTAAAAAATTTCTCACCTTTTACAATTGCGCTTCTTACAACTATATCTTGAGGAAGTTCCTTTAAGATATCTAATACTTCTTTTACCTTGTCTTTCATGTTTGCTTGTTTGAATTTATTATGTAATCTATGTCTCTCTCTGAGACTTTTATGTAATCTATATTGTTTATATTAACTATTGGCATATCATAAGTGTAATTAGCTTTTACCCTATCCCTCATGTCTTCATCAACTCTTTTCTTGAAGTTCTCAATATTAATTTTAACCTCCATTCCTTTTTCAATTTGCTGACATTGTGGCCCTATTGCCATTACTTTTTGAGCAACTGAGAAGTCTTGTTCCAAATCTGTACTACCTTCAGCACCAAAAGATGCTGTCGGTAAGTATAGACCTGACTCGTTGGTTAGTTTGTTTCTTCTAGCTGTTAAAAACATTGTATTGAACATTGGCTCAATCCCAATTGGCAAAGGATGATCTTTAAGAGAATCTTTATACAATAACTCTTTAACCTCAGCTTCAGCTCCTAAAATTTCAGTAGCATTATCGACTAATCCCTTAGATCCTCTATTAATCTTATCACGAGTAGTAAAAAATTCCTTATGTACTGCTTGTGACTCAGCTACTTGTTTTTGTATTTTAACATCCTTCTTAACATTCATTATTTTACTGGTTTAGATATCTTAGCATCGTTTTTTTCACTAGCTGCTTTTAATGCAGTTTCTGCATTCTTATTCTGTTCAACTATTTTTCCTAGTGCATCTAGCTCTCTTAAGATGATTGATATTTCCTCTAATGTATAGACTCCCTCTCTAACTGCTTTGTCTATTGCTGTAATAAGTGTTTTCATAAAATTTGTTTTTAATTTATTTGTAAATATAATAATTAATTTCTTTAATTCCTAATCTTTATTCTTTTTTTTATTTTCTTGTATCCTGTCGTATAGGAAGTAACTAGCATATAGTTTTCCTAATGCAGGAAATGTAAAGTTTGTTTTAAGCTCTTTAAACTCTTCGCGCGTTAAGTCATCAGGTATATTAAGATTCCTATTTGCAACTCTAACGAATTCAAATTGACTATTCTTTATATCCCTAACTTCCTGCACTGTAAGTCCGTATTTCTCAGCTAATTCTTTTAACTTTAAAAGATCTGATTTATTTTCCCTCATCTATTTCAAAATTGAATATCAATTTAAACCCATCTTCAGTCATGTTAGGTATCAATACTGGGTTAATAACATTTCCATTCATTATAACCCCCTTCTTTCTTAAAGAAGTTAATAGATTGTTAAATACCTTTTGACTCATGCCTCCAAGATCATCTCTTATCTGGTTTCTAGTATCAGTAGCAAAGAGCAGCTTACTTACCAAGTCTTTATTATTTACTTCTCTTGACAATTCATACCTGTAATACAATAGAAGCGCAAGTGCATCAATTTCCTTTTGTCTTAACTTATGATAAGGCTTAAGGAATTCTAGCCAGTATTTAAATATCTCCCTTTTTGAGGTCTTTATTCTTTTTACATTTATATTGTTCATTCATTTCTATTTGTATGCTCAAAGTAACTTCAGGACTGTCATCAGTTCCAGAGTACTTCATAGATACAACGTACCTATTTTCTACCTTGTTAATTGCATTTATTACCTTGTATATTCTATCTGCCTTATCCTCCAAATACTCCATGTCTGTTGAGACATAATCATATTTTAATATTCCATCACTATCCCATTGGTTTAGTTCTATAAGCTCTTTCATGTTATTATTTTTCATCTAAAAATTTCTTTCCATATCTTTCCTCATACATGTCTTCCCATTCAGTAATATGAGTATTATCTAAGTCTGTGTTACCACAATCCACACAGTAAGGCACAATGGCTTTATCTTTACTGCTTATTGCTCCATCCTTGGGAAATGAAACTTCTTTAATGTGTAATTTTAAGCATGTCTTACAGTACGTTACTGGGACATTATTGTAATCTTGTTTTTTAGTTATCATATTTAATAATTTTAAATCATTTATAATGTCAGTATCGTATACTGGAAATGGTGCCATCATATTGGCGTGCTCTCTTCTTTTAATTTCTTTGGTTAATTCTTTTTTATCCATAATTATAATTTTATAGCACATCCAGTCGTAAGGATTGTCCCAGCAACTGATGCAGCATTCTCGAGCGCTACTCTAGTTACTTTCTTAGGATCAATAATACCCATATGCGTCATATTTACATACTTACCATCTTTAGCATCATATCCATTAACTGTTGCATGTATGTTGTTCTTTATGTTGCTAATAATAACATCGCCACTAACTCCAGCGTTCTCACATATTGTGATTATCGGAGCTTTGCAAGCTTCTTTAAGAAGGTTAATTCCTTTTTGCTCTGTCTCATGTCTAACATCTTCAATATGATCAATAGCATTAAGCAAAGCAATTCCTCCGCCTGGTACAACACCTTCTTCTAGCGCAGATATCACAGCTTCTTTTGCATCAATAACTCGATCCATCTTTTCTTTCATTTCTACCTCAGAATTACCTCCAACATAGATTACAGCAATGCCACCAGAAAGTTTTGCTATTCTATTTTCTAATTGTTTCTTATTGAACTCTGATTTTTCTATTTTGATTTTATCATTTAACTCAGAGACTCTATTTTTGATATCCATCTCTATCCCTTTAGCTCCAACTATTACAGTACTGTGTTGAGTCACGTTAACTGTATCTGCTTGACCTAAATATGATCCATCAAATTGATCTATGAATTCAGACTTACAAACTATTGCTCCAGTTTGATATGCCATGTCTTGTAGTATTTCTGCTCTCTGACTACCAAAGCCTGGTGTCTTGACAGCAACAACTTGCACTCCTCCTCGTGTCTTGTTCATCACCAATGTTGCAAGTGCTTGTCCTTCTATGTCTTCCGCTATTATTAGTAGCGGTCTTCCTGTCTTGGTTACGGCTTCCAGTGTAGGCATAACATCATCAACAGCATTTAACTTCCCATCGACCAACATAATATATGGGTCTTTGTAAGTCACTTCCATTGCCTCTGGATTAGTAGAAAAGTAAGGAGAAGTCATTCCTCTATCGAATTGCATTCCATCAACTACTTCTATGTAAGTATCTTGGCCTTGTCCTTCTTCCACAGAAACTCCACCTTCTTTACCTACTTTCCCAAAGGCTTCAGCAACTAACTCACCAATGGCTTCATTGTTGTTTGCAGAGATTGTAGCAATTTGTTTAATCATTTCTGAATCTGTATCAACAGGTATAGAAATTGAATTGATATATTCAACTGCCTGCTTGACCCCGAAATCTATCCCCTGCTTTAATTCATTAGGATCATATCCAGCCTCTACAAGCTTTAATCCATATTTCATTATACACTGCGCTATTACAGTAGCGGTTGTAGTACCATCACCTGATCCTTGTTCTGCTTGCTCAGCAACGTCTTGAATAAGCTGTGCACCCATGCTTTCAAACCTGTCAACAAGAGTTATACTCTTAGCAACTGTTACCCCATCTTTAGTTATTATTGGCAGGAAGTCTACTCCTCTATCAATGATAACATTCTTTCCTTTGGGCCCCAAAGTAATCTTTACTGCATTTGCCAAAGCATCAACACCTTTCTTGATGCTTTGTCTTGCCTCTGTTTCATATTTAATATTCTCCATCTTGTATTCTATCTTCTAGTTCGTTAATTGATGAGACCTTTCCTTTTGAGGTCTCTTCATCGTTAATTTCAATTTTATATCTTCCGGTATTTAAGTTTATTGTTAGTTCTATTATATCTGTTTCATTAGATATATAGAATATACTATTTCCTCTCTTAATCTTATAAGGCATAAAGCCTAACTCTACTATCTCCTCTGCTGTTACCATTTATCTACTGGGCATTTACAATCCTCACACTTAGTCTTAGCTGTCAATACACAACCACACTTTCTACATCTTCCTAGTTCAGTCTTAAACTCACAAGCTTGACATATAGCCATTCTGTTAGAGAATAACTTACTTTGTTTCTTAGTGAGTAATCCTAGCTTATCTTTAGCTAAGTTTCCATACCCATTTGCTATGTCATCTAACTTAGACATAATAATCTACTAATTCAAATGAGATCCTCATGTCTTTAACTAAAAATAATGACTCATTTTGTATATCAACAGAATCTACTGCTGTGTTCCTCTCTAAAAAGAGAACAACCTCATTTAGTGCGTGTGGTTGGATAATAAAAGTAATACTAGTCTCTCCTCTATCCTTTGCATTCCACAATGCCTCTTCTATCTTGTCTCCGATGTTACTCGTCTGAACTATTCCTACTCTCATCTAATGTTTCTTTTGTTCCTTGCATTATTGCATTAGCTAATTTGGTTACAGCTGTTGCAACTTCATCATCCTTAATCACCCCATGATTTAACTTACTTTGCAGTACTTGTTGCAAGAATCTTCTTTGAGTACTACTCAATGAAGAAGCTTTGTGTGCAATCAATGCATAGTTAGCTAATATTGTCTCATTATCCATGTCTAAGACACGTCTTAGTGATGGTTTGATGCTTAATGATAAGCTTTTTCTTTTATTTTTCATCATTTACTAAAAGTACAAAATATAAATCACACTTCCTAATTAAAACTAAAAAATCCCCACATTTCTGTGAGGATCTTAATAATAGATTTAAACAATTTATAGCTTGACACCCTTAACGTAGTCAACAATAGCTTTAAAATTCTTAAAAATGAATGCACCAATTAGACCTGCGCCTATATGTGGCCACCCCAATAGCGCCCATACTCCAACACCACCAGCTAATAGGCCTACGCCATAAAATCCTAGTCCTGTGAAGAAGTTCACTACAACATTAACAACATTTTTAATCTCATTTACAATTTCCATAATATATATATATTCTAGTTTTAATTATTAGATAGAAAAATCCCTTGGCCACGTTGGTATATCGTAACCTGGAGCAGTTTTCTTTACAATTTCAATAGAGCAGTGTTACTTGTGCCCAGGACTGATAACATTTGTTAATTCAAAAGGATCCTACTTGTTCCGTATCCAGTCCAACTCTATTATTATATGTAAAAGGTTTCCAACGAGTTACTATCCTTTGAACCTCAGTTACACGCCTACGCCCTATAATATTCTTAACTTATTAGCTTTAGGCTGATGTAATTCTAACACCAGATAGTTTTATTTATGCAAACATACGATATAAAAACAGTAATTCCAAATATAAGTGTCACAAACTTTTGTTATATAAGTCCTCTTTTATTTTCTTTTCCAAAAGCTTTAATCTATGAACCTCATCTCTATAAGCCATACTTGCTCTACGGGATAGTTCTTTCCACTTAGTTAAGTCACCAGCTTCTTTGGCTTCTTGCATTTGTTCATTAAAACTTCTCTCAGATTTTTTATTTAGCATTATTTTTCGTATATTTACTAAAGATACAAAATATAAATGTTAAAAACAATATAAAAATGGATTTAGATAAAGAATTTAAAAAATTAAATTACGCATTAGATAGTTACGCGTGTAAGCATCATGCTGATTATGAGGAAAATGTAAATGAAGGAAGTGTTACTCTTTTGCTATTGGACTCAGGAGAGATGCCAATACTGACCCACAAGGCTGTTTACGGAGAAAACTTTGAATCAGATATTACGGGCTTCAAAAAACAAGCGATTAAATTTTGTAGCCATGTCAAAGTTTCTTAAAAAGAAAGAATGTAAATTTGATCACACTAAATTTTATAGATTTGTTTACAATGAAATAAGCATACTAGTTGAAAAGGAAGTGTTTAAAAAATTTGACTATGAAACAGATAAAGCTCTGATGTTTAGTGGGGGTTCCAAACCTAGTGAGAGTTATAGACTTGAGATATTCGACATAACAAAGCCTACTGAGAAGTAGGCTTTTTTAAGTTTAATTTCTTTCTAGAGATACTTAAAAAAACTGTAAATTGCAATGACTATTTGAGAAATTTTTGAATGTGGGAAGAATTCTAAGAAGAATATTACATATAGTGGAAGAATTATGCGAATAATAAACATTAAATACCCAAGAGTCCTTGGAATGAACATAATGTTGGTTGGGGTTGTCATTCCAAAGACTACAAAGGCAAATGTGCCTAGAACTTTAGAGAAATTTATTCTTTGCATAGGTAAAGATAACTATAAAATAAAATAACTAGCTATGGCATTATAGCTAAAGAAGTTTTTTTGCTGTGGTTTTCCCGTAACTATCCAAAGTTTTCTTTCATTATGTCAGTAAAGGACTGCAAGTCGTCAATATAGTGATCATAAACTTTAACTTTACCCTTGTGAATTATAAATAAGTTCTTTAACATCACGTCCACAGTGCTACTCCTACCAAACCCACTGGACTTAATCCACAGTTCTTTTGTACTATTCCAATGGAAGTTATAACTCTCTAGGACTTCTCTATATGTCTTCATCAGCTAAAGATACAATTTTTTT